CTTTGGCATATCCAAAATGACCAATCTTAAATTGGATATTAATTCTATCCAAAAATCCGTAGGACTGAATATCTCTATCTTTGGTTCCAAAGATATTTTTCTGCTCAAGCTCGTTGTAACCAACTCTGAAGGACTTTACAGTCCCAGGAAATTTACTTTGAATGAGCTTCTCAATTCTAACGTCCTCAATCACGTTGATTATATGTTTTAGGTCGGATCCAGTTTCATCTTTAACCGTTTCTTGCCATTCGGAATGAGGAGTATATAGTGCATGTCCAACTTCGTGAGAGATTAGTAAAGTATATACATCATCCGAAATATCCTTCCAAATGGGAAGAAGTAACTTTCTATTTTTAAGGTCAAATGCCGCAGTAGGAACATTGGCATGTTCTACTATAATATTTTCGGTAGCCATTAACTTGGCTAGTATCTCTTTGGAAGTTATTTTTGAATCTGTCATATCTCACCTTTTTTAATATCGATGAGATTAAATTAGCACACCTAACCTTATATTGCAAGCGCATTTTTTAGTATAGATAACGTGCTGTATTCATTAGACATTTTTAAATACATTGGAGAACTCTGTGCGGAGATTTTGTTTTTCCATTTCTATACCTTCGATAACATTGGAAAAATATCTATCTCGTATGGATAAATCCATTTCTATTTCTTTCATTTTAGCTTTTAGCTCGGCATTATTCTTAACAAAAAAATATTCCTCAATATTATATCCGGAAGCCTTCACGTTCTTTTTACAATTAATGTCAAAAAACAAAACCACACCATTACTAACACACTCATAAAATCTGTCGGATAAATTACTAAACTTATCCAAATGCATACTCTTGTCCTCTATATAAACAGAAAATTTAACTCTATTTAAAGTAGAATCATTTCTTCCCCACACAAGTTTATCTACAAATTTTGCCGAAAGTCCATTTGCTTTAAATCTTCCAATATTTTTAGGGCTGGTGCTAACTATGGAATTTTGATAGTATTCATTCATGTACTCTTGTCGGTCTGGGCGATAAGAACCATAATACATCAAATCTATTGTTCTATCACCAAAAGGTCTTTTAACTATCTCATCTCTAAATGCTGTAACATTCATATTTAAAATGTGGAGCTTTTTAGCTGTATTAACAACATCCGTTCCGTGTCCATCCACCAAATTTGTTATAACTTCGTATCCTCTGGAATAAAAATATTTTGCCACAGAACTGTTTAGGGCAAGCGTATATTCATTATATAACCAATAGGTTTTGGCATGAGGATGTTTCTTCATAAAAGTAATAATCTCATCATACTTGGCATAAAACGAAGAATAAAAGTATATAATAGCATCAACATTTTTGTGGCAATCCGCTTTAACATAATCTTCATATTGAATTAATTCACACCCTGGAACATTCGCACAAAACCATCTTACAATTCTATAACAAGCCAGCAAGTTTCGTGAACTTAAATGATGACTGTATGGACCTATAAACAAAATTCTTTTCATACGATGCACTTTTCGATTTTCTTAAAATTCAATCTGGTGGTTTTTACTTTATCTTTGTTTATCTTAAAAAAGTCCAAGACTGCATTTAATTGTTCATAGGTATCACACTTTATAATAAAATCTGGATAAGTATTGTTTCTATAAAATCTTTCTTCTGGCTCATCATCAAATGGACCAACTATCTTATTAACAACTCGATTAAAATCATTGAATGTTATTTCATTTTTATTTGTCTTAAAAAACTTTTGGATAAGAAAATTGTGTTCAAGAGTTTTTAAAACTATTGTTACGTTGAATTGTTTTTTTATCTTTACGGTTTCTTCAGCCAACTCTCTTACATCCATGGACTCATCATCCAACTCAACCAAATACATTAAATCCAGTTGATTTATATCGAACTCACAATTTGTTAAATTTATTGCTTCTGAATATAATTTCTTAATCTTATGATACAACAAAGTTACATTTGACTGTATGTTATTAAGATACATATCAAACTTTTCATTATAATCTCCAGGAACAATAAAAGCAAAGCACTTGTCAATGCCAAACTTCTTTAGAGAATGAAAAACCGATAGACTATTTCCATACAATTTTAAGCCATGTTCGCTAACATAAATTGGAGTGGATCTAAGAAAATCACTATTTTGTATCAGCTCCAAATAATGAAAACAACTATCTTCATGATATGATGCATCTATTTGGGATATCAAAATGGTTTTTATTTGCGGCTCTGGCATAGCTTACTTCTTTTTTGTTTTAGTCTTGGTCTTACTCGCAGTGGACTTTGTTGACTTCTTGACATTCTTAGCATTTGGTAAAGAAACTATATCCAAATTAAACAATGAATCTATCACTGGAATTCCAACATGATCCGCCAAACCGTTCTTTATTACTTCTGTGGAATCCAAGTACCAATTAACGTGCTTTTTCTCAGCAACTTTTGACTGAAAATGTCCTTTTGGTTTATTGCACTTTTCATTTAGCAAGTCAAATATTTTGTGATTCAATCTTTCAGCTTCACCAACATCAGCCTTTAAATCTTCAATTTTACCAAAAGAAAATGTGGCTGCATCGTGTATCATTACAGTAGAATGTGGTCCAACAAATCTAAATTTAGGTGTGCCACAAGCCAGCAATATGCTACCACAACTCATAGCTTTTCCCAAGGCTATTGTTGCAACTGGTTTGGTTGAAGTGGATATAATATCCAACATAGCCAAAAGTGAGTATATTTCACCACCAAAACTATCAATAAAAATTGGAATTATAGGCATAAGACCCGAATTCAATTCATCAAAATCGCTTTTAAAAGATTTAACGCCAAATTCGGTAAACTCGTTTACAAGTATAGCATTTCTTATTTTCGGTTCGTTTGTCATTATTTTCATATCCTTGTGAAAACACATAATAAAATTCCTATAACAATCATTTTAGTTTATCGTACTAAAGTTTTTTACCTTTGTAAAGCGAATTACTTTACTAAATTTATCCGATATGGTTTCTTTATGAGAAATTACAAAAATATTTGTATCTTTAAACATATCGGACCCCAACAACTGCAAAACATTTTCTGTGGCTGCATTATCCAAATAACTGTCTAACACCTCATCCATTATTAGTAAATTGGTATTAACACTATTTTTCATTTTAGCTATGGTTCTCCAAGTGAACAATAAAGCCAAATCTATTCTCTGCTTTTCACCTTCACTGAAATTTTCATAGCTAAAGTCGTCTCTACCTCGGGATTTTATAGACTCGTTAAATTCTTCATCCATATTAAAGGTAACAAAAAAGTTCATGGCATTTAAGAATATGTTTGTGTGCTTGTTTATTAATGGTAGATATTGTTTTATTATTTTAGCTTTAACTCCATTATCCTTTAACAAAGAAGTAGCCAAATCCTGAACAGCTCTATCAAAACTAAAGGTTTTTTTGCTTTGCTCCAATTTATTGGATTCATCTACAAGCTCATTTAATTTTATCTGAACATCATCAGATTGATGAGTGTCAGTTTTTAAAGTTAAAGTTTCTTTGGCAATCTTTTTAATAAACTTATTGATTCCATCAATCATGTTTTTGTTTTTTATAATGTCAGATTGAATCTTTTGGATTTTATCCTCTATATTTCTAATATCGCTTAGTTTTGTCAGTAGCTTATTTACCGCAACTTCAACATCAGATAAACCATTTTGCCACTCAACTATTTTTTCGGCTTTTTTGGTAATTTCCTGAGATTTAAATTCTGTGGGAATATCTTGGTCACAAGTAGGACAAATATCGTTATCTTCATAGAATGATATTTCTCTTTTGAACTTTTTAATGTTAGATTCAAATCTAGTCTTTATGCCCTTTATTTTTTCAAATTGAGAATCCAATTCGGATTTATTATCTATCTCTAATTTTAAAGATTCAATTTGTTTTTCAAAATCCAATATCTCGCTTTGCAACTTTACTATTTCTTGATTGTTGTTTTCTATAGTTTGTAGATTTTCATTAATTTTATCCTGCTTGTTTTGAGATATCTCCAAAATATACTTATTTTGCAACTCTATTTTTTCTTTTATGATAGAAGAAGAAAAGTCCAAATCTTGAATAGAGGTTTTTAAATTGGATATTTTCTGTTTTAATAAAACATTCATAACAGAAAATATTTCTATATCTAAAAGTCCTTCTATAATAATCCTTCTATCAGCGGGTTTTAATTGCATGAATGGAGTAAAATTGCTGGCGCCCAATACAATTATTTGAGTAAACGCTTTAAAATTAAACTTTAATATATTTCTTTCCAAATATTGCTGATAATCTTTGGAATGAGAGTCTTGATTTATTAAAGTTTGGTCACAATATATTTCAAATATTGTAGGCTTTATTCCTCTGCGAATCAGATAATTTTGAGTGCCTAGAGTAAATTCTATTTCCACTAAACAATTTTTTTCGTTTATGCTGTTTACTAATTGATTCTTATTAATGTTTCTAAATGGTCTATTGAATAGAGCAAATGAAATTGCATCTAGCAAGGTGCTTTTTCCACTACCCGAAGGACCTAATAGTATTGTGGTTCTATTTCCGGATAAATCAATCTCAACAAAATTATTTCCGGTGGAAAGAAGATTTTTCCATCTAACTTTGGTAAAAAATATCATTAATTATCCATTGCTCTGAATGTGATCGTTGGTATTAAGTGCTTCCATATATAAATCTCTTAGAAGATTATTAAGAGATGTTTTATAATTATCTATCTCTAAAGATTCTACACACTCTTTTAATATAGTCAAGGTATCTTTTGCTTGGTCTATATCTGCACTTTCAGAAATGGTTTCTTCAAATGAAGATTCTATCACCGATATATCCGCAGGATTTTGCTTTTGTAATAATTCAAAATACTGGTCGAACCAATATGGATTATTTTTTTTCTTAACTATGATTTTAACAAATTTGCCAGATACATCGACTTTAGAATTTTCCAATATCTGTTCGTATGAGATATTGGAATCATCATAATATAATTTATGAAACATGTGAATTGGATTTTCTATAAAATTCAAATCAAGAGTTTCGGTATCTAAAACATGAAATCCTTTGTTTGAACCATAATCACCCCACATCATAGCATAAGGAGCTCCTAAATAATGTGTGGTTCCTCGGGAAGACTTTTGATGAAAATGTCCAGATAATGTCATGTAAAACTTATCAAATATTTCGGATCTTATCCCTTTGTCCGAGTTTATATGCCCGGCATACATTTCAAATCCTATTAGCTCAAGATGACCCATACATATAGTTGACTTTGTGCTGCTGATTAAATCAAATGTTGAGGAATGATTATCATCGCAAATCCATGGGACATATAGTATTTTTCGTGAGTCTATTTCAACCTCGGTAGAGTTTTCAAATATATTAAATTTGGAATATATCTTCAACAATTCACTAACACTATTAACAGAGTTGGTATTTTTAAAATAGGTATCGTGATTTCCAATTAAAATATCAACCCTATCGCACCATTCATTTAAAGGCTCGAATACACGTTTTTGCCAAGAGTGAAGTGTATTAAAGTTTATATACTTTCTTCTATCAAAAGTATCTCCTAAATGAATCACAGTTTTAATATTATTGGCTTTTAAATATGGAAAAAATACTTTTTCATAAAAGTCCAAAAAGAAACCGTTCAAGGCTTGATTATCGTTACCAGCTCCACAGTGAGTATCTGCCAAAATAGCCACTTTCATTTTACTTTTTTTCCATTTCTATTTGTTCAATTTTGTTTCTAAGAATGGTTCTTATTGCATCACCTCTGGATACAAATTTTCCGCTTTTAACCAGTTCATCTAAACAATCTATAACATCGCTTGCAAGATCAAGCTCAACATTTACCGAATCGTTAGACATTTTTTCATAAGTAACATCATCAATGATGATATAGTCAGAAGAAACTTTGGGTTTGGTAATCTTTTTTTTAATAGTTTTATTTTTATTTTTCTTGCTCTGAGTTTTCATCAATTTCAATCTCCTCTAAAAAATCAGCTTCTTGAGCCAATTGTTCAAAAATATCATCAAAATCCAAATTTTTCTTTTTAGTGCTGGCTAATTTAGCTTTTGCCTTTTTAGTTTCTCTGCTTTTTTCAAAATTCTCCACAAACTCATGCATATTTAAATCTGCCTGATCGCTGCCATATTTTGTGGCGTGTAAGTATTCATTTTCGGATATATCGTGAATTAAAGACTCTTCGATTAGTCTATATTTGGCATACAGATGCTTTTTTTCTCTTTGTATTCGTCTAACAAAAGCATAGTATATTATTTGAGTAAAGTATGCAAAAGGATTTGAACTCTTCGATGGATTAAAATTGTTGATATATTGAAGAGAGTTTTCTATACCATCTGAAATCATCTCATCTCTAAACGGATAATTCATAAAATTGGGTTTATTAGCCAATTTAGTAGCTATAGAGTAAATACACTCGCCTATATAATCTGATACTTGAGGAGGATTTTTATTTTGCTCTTTACATTCCTTTACCAAAGCAACGTGCTTTTTCATGTGTTCTAGGAATTCAGGATTGTTTACATAATGTAATTTTCTAAATGAAGTTTTGGACATATAATAAGATTCACTATAATAATGGTTAAACTGTTACAGACCATTATTACATTAATAGCAAAGATAATGCAAAGATTTTAGAGAATATTATATGTGGTAAAGTATATCTTAATGGATATTAAGTTATATCTAATATAAAGGATATTAATATTATTTTTGGCGCTGACACTATATATATACATCCAAATAAGAAAAAAATACGGTTTCCAAAATTGCAATAAAAATAATTTTCACTTAGCCGTTAAAGTATAGAAACGGTTAAAATAAAAAAAATTTCCGCTCAATCCAATGCAATTTTGGAAACTCAAGCTATATCGGAGTATAGATTCGTTATTCCTATTGATTTTTGCTCTGGTAAGTTATTAATACCATTAACTAATTTGGAGCGAATTATTGCAAGTCGTCATCACTAAAATCATCTGAAGTATCAATATCAAGATGAGAAAGCAAAGCCAATTCCAAATAATGCTCTTCCAAATGCTTAGTTGGATTTCCTATGGTTAATATCTTTTGTTTTTGTATGGGAAAGGCTTCGTCTATTAGCGCAGGAATCCAATCTGATAGATATAATGAATGAGTTTTTGATGGTTTGTCATATTCTGTGGTTATTTTTAAAGGACCAGAAACATATATTATATCTTCACCTAAATGTTCGGATTTTTGGTAATTATTATCATAAACAACACCCAAAATCTCTTCTCCGGTTATTAGCTTTATAACTTTTAAGTTGCTCATAAATTTTACCTACATAATTAAATATTCACTTTTAATAATTTATACTTAAATTTTTCTTCATTATAAATCTTGATTCTTTCCATAAAATGCTTTACGGCAAAGTTTTTGTGACTTTTGTGAGTTAAATCATCCACAATATCGTATAGTTTTGCTTTATCAGAATTGTCTCCAATTCTAAGAGTTCTTCCTATAGACTGTAGAGTTTTGATTCTTGATTTTGTAGGAGAAGCAAATATTATATTTTCCAAATTTCTTATGTTTATTCCCGTAGAAAAAACTCCACTGGATGCAACTATGATGGCATTTTTTTCATTCTCTGTTATGTTTCGTATATCTTCTCGAATTTCAGCATCAGTTTCTCCAGAAACAAAAAATACTTTTCTTGTAGGATCTGAAACTGATAGTTTATCCACAATCATCTTGTGCAATACTTTACCGTGAAGCTCAACTAATTGAAATATAACCAAGCAATTTGAATTTGTGCTTATCGCCAAATTTCTAATAAACTTGTTACGCTTTTCATTTTGAACCAAAAATTTTATTTCTTCTTGATAGTTAAAGTTCTTAATGGATTTGGAAATCTCCTCATCATATTTTAAAACAATGCAATCTATAAACAATTCAGCAAGCTGTTTTTTGTCCATTAAAGTTTTGGTTGTGGTAACAGAAAATGTTTTACCAAATAATCCTTCCAAAACCAATTTGTGAGTTTGAGTTCCGTCTAAAGTTCCTGTGGTGCCAAATCTATATTTGGTTTTATCCATTTTTGTCATTATATTTGTAAGCGACTTGGCTTTTGCTAAATGCACTTCATCGGTAATTACAACTTCAAACTCATCGAACCAAGATTTAGGAAGTTTATAGATAGACTGCCAGGTGGATATTACAAATTTTTTACTTGTATTTTTATCTTGACCGCCATAAATACAGTGATATAGTGAATCAACATTTATTTTAGAATTGTTTTTGGCATACTGCTTAAAGTCCGAAAACATCTGCGAAACCAATGATATGGTGGGAACTATTATCAAGGTTTTCTTATTGTAGTATTGTGTTAATGCATATATGATCAGACTTTTTCCTGATCCTGTAGGAGACAATAACAATGCTCTATGATTTTTTATGCTGTGCTGGATTGCTTGCGCTTGGTAATCTCTGGCTTCAAATGGAAGAGAAAGTTTATTCAAAAAATCTTTACAATCAATATCAGAAAATTGCAAAGTATCAGTCAAAGAAGAATCAACTGTAATTTCATAATCTCTGGATTTGCAAAATTCATGTAGATATGGAAGTAAACCCAGATAAAGAGTGTAGTTCATTAAATTGAACAATCTGAGTTTTCCATCCCACATACGCATACGGTATGCTGGCATGAATCTATAGCCTGGAACATAAAATGAAAAATAATCAACAAGCTCTCTAGCCACACCTGAGTCGCAAGAAACTTGAAGATATACCTCATCTAATTTGGCTACAATCAGTTTTTCCATTACTAATAATAACAAACATTATACTATGCTGTTATATTTAGTAATGATATTTGGTTAGTTGCCGCTAGTAAAGCGTATAAAATCTATGGCGTTTTTGATTAGAAAGCCTCTTCCGTTAAGAGTCTTGATAATATTTTCCAGCAATTCTACTTTTTCTCTCTGCACTTGAAGTTTCAGTAGTTTTTCGGCTAGGTCTTTATCCGATTCCATATATATTTGTAAATCTCCCTTTAGAACAAAGGGAAAAGGTTGCCAACTATAGTGAGTTAAATCTTCTTGAGATAATTTTCCAGTATAGTATTCATGCTTTAGCTTATAGAATATCTTATACTCTTGCTCTTCGGCTTTTAGTTGGACTTTTTCTCGCAAATATATTTTATAGTATTTGCTATGAAGTGTTGGTATTTTAAGACTCTCATTATCCAAATCTGTTCTATCGATTTTTGCATCCTGCTCCCATAAAATTTCAATGTCTTCCAATTTCATAGATAATATTTAATAATATCTTAATAGTTTAACTGATTGTATAGCACACTATAAGATTATGTAAAGATAATGCATCACTTAATTTATGTGATGTGTGAAATTACATCAATATTTGTCCATACCAAGAATTTTTATTGGTTGAATCTTCTGAATAATCATCGTATAGCAAATCATCTTGGTTAACAAAATTGTTGCTGTTATAATTTACAGTTATAATTCCAAAATAAGTGCTTTCGTCCAAAACTGGGCTATTTTCTATAACTTCAGCTAATACAGATTTGTTTATGCTGGGAAATACCAACACAAAAACATCATTTTTATTTAATTGTTTTATCCAATTTGGTGTATTACTCATCTTCGGATGTTAAGTTTGAGTTTTGCATTATCCACTCTACGAAATGTGGATTGTCACGAAAAACGGTATGAATACCATTCGCCATTTTTCTAATAACTGTTTCCTCATCTCGCATAGACTTAAAGTTTATATCAAACATATAAACTATTCCATGTAATGTCTCGTGAATGATTGTATTTACCAATTCGCTGCGTTTTTGAGAAGAATCAAATTGTATTTTTCCTTGGTCTGGAGCACACTCACCAAAGGCTTTGTTTCTTTTACCCCAATGATTGGATCTGGGTATGAGTTTGAAGTCCGAATACCCGATTTTTATTTTCTTTGGCGTCTTACGTCGAACATTCTTCTTACCACTCATATAACACTCCTATATTGGTTTATAAAAGTTTTTCTACTGTAAAATAATCATACTTGAAACTAACCGAAGAAGTTACATGCAAAACCTCTGAATCTCTGGTGTCCAAAGATATTTCAGATAAATTTACAGGATATATATCCACAAAATTTATTTTTACAGATGGATTGTTTTGACTTGTGTTAATAATTAATGATGCTTGACCGTATAAATTCCCATGAGGCTGTCTTAGCATTTTTGGTGGAATTATTTTTCCATTTAAATCTTTGGTTGAACCAGATTTAAGATCCACATATTGCTGCAATCTCTCAGGAAATCCTAGCCCTTGCATCCAGGAAAATATTTCATACCAATTATAAAGACCCTCACTTACTTTAAAATCAACGGATAATTCTCCGAACTCCAAATGATCTCCAGGATATGGAATTTTTACAAAAGGATTTGAACCACCATTTGACGCTGTGGGGAGACTAAGAGATGGGATGTTTACTTTTTGGACAAAGAAATCAAAATCTTTCAATCTATCAACTCTAAACTCATAGTTTAAAGGAGATTGAAAATTTCTATTTTCTACATTTGTTATAGTCATTGTTTGGATTCTCTGTTTAATCTAATAGTATTTATGTTATAGCGTATAGGTGCCATAATCAAGTAAAAATTAAATATCCAAATTAATTAAGATTCCAAACATACACTTTGTTTCCACAATCATATATCCTATTGTATCCATTAAGTTTCATGTTTTCTTCTTCGGTCAGATTTGGATTATAAATTTTGAGCTTTTTGGATAAAGATTTTTTCTGCCAATTTAGTCTATTGGATCTATTTTTTCCAATGATATAATAGTAGTTTGGTGTGGTTGTATGTGAATACTTGAATCCCAATCTTTCATATACATTTCCATTGGATATTCTAATATCCGCATAAGAAACAACTCGGTTGGGATTATATAATTCTAAAAATTTGGAAAACAATTTGGATGCACCTCCTATAACTCTAGTGTGATTTTTTGTGCAATATCTTATTATTTCCCAAGCATTTGTATTTTTAGAAAATCTGTGTTTTCTAAATGTCATTACACTAACCAAAGAGTTTTCATAGAATAATCCTATGTGTGCTGTGGCTATTGTGCTTCCTTGCAAATGATATTTGTCACAGAAATTTTTTGATTCTGTATGAGATATCTCTTTAATAGAACATTTTCTGGCATATATTTGTTCTCCATCTCGTATATTTGCGTCTATTATACCTTTACATATTTCCAGCTTTTCTTTAAGCTCATCTTCAAAGAAGTGCAATAGTTTTATTCCAAGTTTCTTGCATTGATTTGTTTTTTCCAAATGATAATTTTTATCAACACTTCTGCCACCATTGGTTGAATGCCAAAATAGTCCATTAACTTCAATAGCCAATTTTTTGCTTGGTATATAGATGTCAAGCTCCTTTGGATGTATTATATCTTTAACTGAAGAATCATGTTCAATATCAAGTGATTTTAGATATTCGGACAGTTTAATCTCCAAAGAAGATTTATTTGCAAATCTATGCGGCTCATCTTTTAAAGCCTCATTTATATATTGTTGACCTATGTTAAGTTTCTTTTGAAGTTCATATCTGGTCAGTGATCCATATAACTCTTTTGCTTGAGCAACTCGCTCTTCTCTATTTCTATTATTCTTTTGTATAATATTATTTTTAACTTCTATGCCATATTTTTTAAACATATGCTTAATTGAGCGATATGTTCTACCGTATTTTTTAGAGATTTCTTTTAGTGTTAAGTTATTAGTATGATTCTCATCTATCAATATATCTTTAGATATCGGTGGTTTTTTTCTTCTGTTGGTTATTGGAATATCGTAGTGCTTAAAGAGATTTCTTACATACTCTCTGCATACAGAAAAATGTTCAGCAATCTCTCGCTGACTCATGTTTTTGGATACACAATCAAGTATTTCTTCTTTTTTAATTTTTAGTTTCATAAAATTTCTTTCACTATGTTTCTATTTACATTATGTATCATAATAAAAAAAGAGGTCCCGAAGGACCTCTTTTTGCTAGACATAAACCTTCTTCTTAAAGGAGGTTCATCACTTTCACTTTTCGATAATATGTATTAGCTCCGTCACCAAGTCCAGCACCCGCAGTTACGTTTGCTGTCGAGAAAGGATTAGCTACAAGCCCGTAACGAGTCTTGAATCCAATCTTTGGTTGGAACGAACCTTGATCTACTGCACGAACCATCTGGAGAGGAACGTAAGGACAATAGAACAAACCGGCATCATACTGATTTGCACCCTTGAAGCCAGTTACTACGAAATTAGCACCGAGTGGAGCATATGGATCAATGTATACCTTGAAGCGTCCGTTAAGAACACCTACGAAAGTATTGCCCATATCATCAACTTGTAGTGAATCCTTGAGAGCTGAACCGCAATCAAGAAGACCAGCTACGCTAAGAGCACTAGCAGTATCGCTATCGCAGATAATCATGTTACCACGACCACGACGAGTTTCCTTAGCAATCGCATTAGCCTCACGCTCAATCTGAACCATGAGACCCTTGTACTTCTCAACCGACCAACGACCGTTTGAATCAACATCTAGGTCAAATGTTCCTGCTGTAGCGGTACCATACGATGCACCCAACTTAGCACTCTTGTAAACCAAACGGATAACTTCACGGTTGATTTCAGCAAGAATCTCAGCCGAAAGAATATTAGCAAGCTCTGTCTCAGCATCAAGACCGTGAACTGCACGAAGATCCTGAGCAAGCTCCATCGAGTATTCAGCCTTGAGAGCACGAGTCTTAGCTTCAACGCTAACTTTCTCGATGCTGAAAGCCATCTCAGGGAATGGATCTGTATTTGTTACAGGGTTGCTGTTAAGACCAGTACCCTTGGCTTCTCCATCCTGCGTAGCAAGACCAGAGCCGTGAGTAAATGTGCCAGTGAAAGGATCAGCAGATCCAGGAGTCCATGTTGAATGAGTTCCTGTTCCTGAGAAATCCGAATCAGCCTCGTTAAAGAGAGCCTCAGTTCCACCCTGTGTTGAGTAGCGAGACTTCATAGCAAAGATAAGCCCGGTTGGAGCTTTCATTGGCTGAACTCCGCACACATCAAACGCCATAAGATTTGGAAGAGCGCGACGAAGTAGCGAAATAAGAACTGGATCATATCCCTGCATATTAGCATTAGCACCTGATGTGCTAGGAGTAGCAAGACCGGCGTTTGCTGGTGATGCTTCAGTAATCATACGCTCTTTACGAGACTCTTCAAGTTGGTTCTCAAGAAGAACAGTAAGAACTGCTCTCTTGTGAGGATCCTGAATTTCAGGCAAATCTGGGTGGTTTAACACCTTTTCCCATTTCTTTTGTAATTGTTCTGTGAGATACATTTTTTATTCTCCTTTTAATACAATTTGAAAAATTGTTCTCTTTTAATTAAAACTATTTATTATATTTATCTTTTTACCATTCTGGAAATAGCATCAGCAAAAGCATCAACCTCAGTTACCTTTGGCTTTACTTCTTCATGCTTCAACCCACCTTCAGTTAGTAATGAGGAATCAATATCACGAACTGCGCGGGCTCTCTTTGGAAAATAATTTTCCTTAATTACCTTTAGCTTTTGTCCAAATGATTTTGAATTATCAAAAGCAACACCTTCACAAAGCTCAACGAACTTTGAGGCATCACTTACGGTCATTCCTTCAGTGAGCTTTTTGATAATAGTTGCTCTCTTGAGACGAACATTTTCCTTGCGAATCTCAACTGTTTTGTTAAGTTGCTCGTTCAATGCTTTTTCAAGACTCTTTATCTTACGCTCCTGCTCGGCGAGAACATTTTTCTTCTTTGCAGGAACTTCAATGTAGTGATTCTCAAAAAGATTCTTTAGTCCAGAAATAAAGTTTTCCGTAATTTCTGAGCGAAGTGCACCTTCAATAGCCACCTTATTTTCTTTCATCCATTCTTCAACAACATAGTCCAAATAACCGTCTATCTTGTTTACCAAAGTTTCTGAAACTTTCTTCTTTGTGGTCTTTAGCTTTTTATTGTAGCTTTCAACCAACTTCTTCTTTTCTGCTACTACACGCTTCTTTGTGGTGCGCTTAATAGCAGCTTCAAAAATCGCTGTAGCCTTCTTTTTAAATGACTCTGGAAGTTCTTCATCTTTTGTAAGAGCATCTGCGGCTTCTTTAACAGCCTCATCTTCCTCTTCACTCATCTTCTTCTCTTCAGCATCACTTAGCTCACCATCTTCTTCGGTTAGCTCATCTTCTTTCTCTTCTTCGGACATGGACATCTTTTCTTCCTCGTCCTCGTCCTCTTCAGTTAGCTCATCTTCTTTCTCTTCTTCTTCGGTGAGGTCTTCATCTTCGTCACTCTCTTCTTCCTCAGACATGGACATTTTTTCTTCCTCGTCCTCATCCTCTTCAGTTAGCTCATCTTCTTTCTCTTCTTCCTCAGTGAGCTTTTCTTCTTCTTCTTCCTCGGACAATTCCATATCATCTTCGTCCTCGTCTTCTTCCTCGGACAATTCCATATCATCTTCGTCCTCGTCTTCTTCCTTGAGACTATCTGGGATCTGAGCTGCTGCATCAGATGGATGTGTTGGAACATCCGACTCAAGATTCTCATCCATATCCAACATATCGTCTTCCATGGAATCTTCGTCATTCTCTGTTACTGATTTCTTGCTGGAAAGCGAATCTGGGATCTGAGCTGCTGCATCAGATGGATGTGTTGGAACATCAGCTTCGGCGCTTTCTCGAAGGTCTTTTAAAAATTTTGATGTTATCGGCATTGTAAACTCCTGAATGTAAGTATGTGCTATAACGGCACTTTTATTTATAAAAAATTAATCTTGTCTAACTCTAACAAAAACCTCTTCATATAAAGTATCATCATTATCCAAAATAGCAGTTATAGATATTTTGTAATCGTATCCATCATCTCCTCCGGCAAGTAAAATTTTAACCGAATTTGACGATTCTATAATTGGAAAAGATGACATCATAATTGTATTTGCTGATTCAACATTTTCTGGAGATTCTCTTTTCCATTTGGTTGCAACAGCCTCACTGAACTTTATATATTTATTCAGAACCGAAATAAATTTTACAGTTATAGGCAAAACTTCATTTGGTTCTTTAACATAAGCCAGTAAATTATATTCTACGTTGTTCATTTTATAATTCAAAAATCAATCTCTTCTGAGGTGGAGTTGATGTGTCATTTCCCCACTCAATAGTTGCTGTAGATACCGTTATTGGAAGTCCAGTTGTTAATCCTGTGGCTGTATCTATGTATGCTATTAAATCCGTTTGAGAATCTGTTGCTCCGGCATTTTGCTTTATAATTAAAATAGCTTTTATGGACTTTGAAAGAGGTAAATTGGTAAATGTTGCAGGGTTGGCACTAGCCACACCAGATGTTACATTCTTGTTAGTAAGAGCCGAAGAAGTTCCCAATCTAGCAGATGTGGGGACATTAGCCAAAGTTGTGTGATTTACCTTATCGAAAACATAGTCTTCGGATAATAACATGGCTTTAAAGGTGTCACCTCCAGTTCCAACTCCCCAAGATAGTTGCCCATTTAGGAATTTTTCTTTGGCTTTTGCATATAGGAAATTTGGCATTATTTTCTTTCCATCTTTTTCAAAAACGACTCAAATGCGCTAATACTAACCGTCTTTATTGATTTTCTGGGCGCCGACTTGATGGACCTTTTAATTTTAGAAAGTTCACTTTCCTTTAATATTCCATTTTGCCAAACCCACTCTTTACCTTCCATAATACCATTTACAAAAGCATCTGGTGCCGAAGGGTCAGCAACAATATCTGCTGCTGTAGCCAAATAAAAATCATCTTGAACTATTTCTATGTCCATTCCTTCAGACTTAATAGAACCCATTCCACGAGAAGATACTCCTAATCTAGCACCCTCATCGATAAGAGATTTTACTATATTTCCCATGGGTGTGTTCATTATCTTGGCTTTCCCTACAAAATTATTACCGTCGGCTTTAAGTTCGGTAATCATGTGAGAAACGCGGTCAAGATTGATTGTTGGACCTTCTGGATGTCCAAGCTCTCCAAAAGCTCTATTCTTTTCCACATACTCTTTGGTATATCGTTGAATTTCTCTATCCAACATCTCTCTTGGATACATTCGTCCATTTCTATTCTTTAATTCTGCTTGAAGAAAAATTCCTTCAATGAAATAATTTTTGGGAGAATTTTCTACTCCTTCTTTTATTACTTTTATTTCTTCTGTTACTTCGCAAATTAATTTCATTTGTAGTACCTTATTTAATGGATTATTGCTTATTTTTTTCAGTAACATTCTTCAATAAAGTTTTAGCCATCTTTTTTTCTTTTAAATTAATGGCTTTCTTTACTTTAGATAGTAAAGCCTTTTGAATGTTAGTTTTTAAATTGGTAACATCCCCAGACTTTAGTGATGATAAAGCTGCTTTGATATAATTTTTCTCAGTGTTTTTGTTGTTTTTCATAATTTCCTATTGCACAATAATCATATATTTATTTAATCTTAAACATCATCCAATATATCATCTTCTGAATCATATATTTCAAGAATGTCTCCTAATGGATTATCTATTCCGGTATCAGAAGGTGTTGCAGCGGTATCAACAGCATCGCTTTGTGTATCATTGAAGGATGCCTGATCGTTTGATATTGTGTCCTTAGGAGAATACTTATCAGCTTCTTCTTTAATTTGTCTATCTATCAATTCCTGCTCTTCGGTGTTTTGATGTAAAACATTTTGTCTAATCCATTTAACCGAAAAGTATTTGTTGGAATACTGTTCTATACTTTGTAGAATTTCCAATCTGCTCTTTATTATCTCAGCTTCTTTTAACTCAGCAAAATGATTATCTGTATTGTAATCGTACTTTATATTTTCTCTAATAAACGGCCATTCGTCACCGTTTATTATTCGCTTTAGTATCAGTTGCTTTCTTAATAGATCGTCAAATAAATGACTGAATCTTAGTCTTAGTCTATGAATAAACTTGGAAAACTTAATTTCATCTCGGGAAATTTCTGCGGCTTTTCCTAGTTGAAATCCGCTGCTGGTCTCCAGTCTTGAGAGTGGAACATTTAATGCACGATATACCTTCTTTTGAAAGTATTCTACATCAGCTAATTCTCCTAGATTTTCTCCACCTGGAAGAGTATCTATTGAAGTTCCCTGAGATCCTTCTCGACGAGGAAGCCAATAATCTTCCAACATAGATTGAAATCTTGGTCCATCTTTCATTTCACCGGTTTCAATATTATATTGAAGTTTATTTCTGTAGCGATTCATTACTGTACGAAGATATTCGTCAGCTTTGGTTTTTGGCAAATTACCAACATCAACGTAAAATATTCTTCGCTCAGGTGCTCTGGCAATACGATAAATTACCAAAGCATCTTCCATCATTTTTAGCTGATTGATGGGCTTTATTGCTTTGTGTAAATTGGATAAAATTGCAGCCGAATATTTGTCAACGATTCCTGAATGAACATAGGAAATGCTATCGGGTCTTATTTTTACTCCACCCATAGTTGCTATAGAGCTATAAGAGTTTGGAGCATTATAGTTTATTCCTCTGGAGTTATAGGTAAAATATTCATCCTTTACTTTTAGCAACTCAATTCCAGTTTCGTTATCAATTCTTTTATCTATTTCACGAATTTTTCGTATTTGTCTAGGATCAATATATCGAAGCTCTAATATTCCTCTATCTTTTTTGGACTCATCTAAAATAACATGATAATACAATCTACCATCTATATACCATTTTCTTGCTATTTCATATGCTTGATTATTCCAATCCAAAAGCATCAATATTGTTTTAAATTCTTCTTCGATTTTTGCTTTTACTGGTTTGGATAACTTTACTTTTTCCAAATTTATTTTTAGAGCCTCTGCGGTACCATCAAATACCAACATTTCATTGATAATATCGTCAATGGCATAATCAACATCTGGTAATAATGATAGTTCTCGATATCTGGTTACAAGCTCAAATTCATTTTTAACTGTTGCATCAAAATCAATATATGCGCCATAAGCTCCTGCAACGCCTGCAATATTTACTGCACCATCTTGATTTTCTGGTAATACAAAAGATTTTGCGTCATCACGCTTTTCTTCATCTTTTGTTTTTTTGATATTCCATCCAAATATATTAAATGCCATAATTATATTCCCAATAGGTCTTTAGCTATATTTATTGTACCTATTTCAAGATAATTTTTAAGTCCAGTAATCATATCTAAAAGTAACATTAAATTGTTCCACAGTATCGGTTTCATTCCAGTCCAATTCCATCGGAGAAATTTCTGTGGGGAACAAATTTTTAAATGTGTATGTTGCAATAGGAATTTCTGTATATTGTTGAGAAAATTGTTTTACTATGGCATCTGTTTGATAATTTTTTGGACTAGCTGATCCAAAAGATAAAGACCTGGGCTGATTTGTTGAGTGTCCATTTATAGAAGACAACCAGAATTCAAATGCCCTTCTAACCAAAAAATCTTCATCATTTAATACAGTAACAGTCCAAGGTTCAAACACTCTATTTCCCGCACAATATACTTTTCTTCCTTGAAATGGTATTTCTATGTTTGAAACTGAGCTTCCTGGAATAGAAGCTGACTTGCAAGTAAATGAAAATTTTTCAGCAAATGTGGAACGAAATTGTTCCGTATTAACTCCTTCAGGTAAAGTAAGTTGAACTTGAAATAAACAAGGTCTTGCCCCACCAAAATTGAATCTGCTTTTAAAATTTGTTATATTAAATGGCATATAGTTTTTTTACCATAAAGTAAAACGCCTTCTCTAAAGAAGGCGAGTTACTATTATTTATGCGTAATGTAAAAAAATACTATACTACACCAACATCCAAGGAGCTTTCAATTTCCCAGTAATCATATTCAAATGTTACTGTAAACTCCTCGATTGTGTCTGTGGTATTCCAATCTAGTTCAATAGTTGAAACTTCGGTTGGAAAAAGATTCACAAACTTATATGCTCTGATTGCAACTTCTTCTGGACCTTTACCAAACTGTCTAACCGTTGCTGTTGATTGATAATCGGCTGGGCGAGATGTTATGCCAGAATTTTTTAAATTACTTGCATGTCCATTTATGGAAGCCATCCAGTTTTCCAACGATTTGCGAACTAGAAAGTCCTCATCGTTAATTACTGTTATAGACCATGGAGCAAAGGTTCTGTTTCCTGCAACCTTGGTTTTTCTTCCAAAGTATGGTACGTCTATCGCTGCAATCGTGCTGGCTGGTATAGAGGTAGCTCTACACATAAAAGCCAATTTTCTTTCAACTGTACTTCCAGAAAGTCCAGCAGCATCAGATATACCATTATCTACAGGATCCGACAAGTTGGCTGGAAGACTTAGTTGTACTTGAAACAACGAAGGTCTAGCTCCACCAAATGTTAGTTGATTTTTAAATTGATTAATGTTGAATGTCATGTGTTAATCTCCTTGATATTTGTCTTAATTATTTATGCTCTTCCAACAATTTCAGAGAAGTCAACACCTGTTCTAACAGCAACAAAGTTCAACTGGATAAAATTAATCGATCTGGCTGGCTTGATGTAGATATCTCCAACAAACTCATTTCGATCAATTACTTCGGGTGTGTTGTTTGTGCGATCACATACAACCTTGAAGTCATAAATTCCTCGTCGTGCTTGAACATCACGAAGAAATGGTTCAACAAGATTGCGGAACTGCTGGCGAGTAAACTCATCGTTGAATTCAAACAACATAAACTTGGCTGCTCGTGCGATAGCCTTTTCAAGAACAATGAACAATCTGCGAACATTGATTCTGTCAAATGCACTTGGTTTGGCTAATAGAGTTTTATCTCCAAACAATAGAGTGCCTTCACCTTGAGTTGATATTACAGGATTGATTCCGTTAACATACAAGTCATCTCTTTCTGCTTTATATGGATTAAAAGCCAACTTTTCGATATTCTTAATTAAGCCACGATTGTAACCAGCAGGCGACCACCAAGGATCTTGGTTTGTATCTGTACGAACACATAGACCGGCTATATCGGCGTTTAGCGGAATCCATCTAAGAGTGTCATTGTATTTGTCATACTGTTGCTTCCAGCCGCTATCCATAACCGCGTAGGAAGTGGATCTGCCTAACTGAGATTTAAATGCCAATATATTTGACAATTCTTCACCCACATTGACATTAATAACATCAGAATACTCTGGAGAAATAAATGCCACACAATCCTTTCTAACTTCGCATACGTTATCTATTACATAAGCTGCCAAGGAAGGAGTTGCTTCACCTAATAGAACAAGAGAAACATCCACTTTATCGGCATTTACAAACAAATCATAACCCAATCTTATCTCGGCGTTTACATTGGCTAATGAATTACCATCAACACCACCGGTAAGAGAATCTGTTATAGGAAGCTGACTTGCATCAGAAACTTCTGGCTTAAAGTTTACAGCTCCAACATCTTGACCCCAGTTTGTTCCAACAGTTGCATGATCCATCCAACGAATATATTCAGATGTGCTGTTTATTACATCTACATAGTACAGTGAAGCTCCGTCGTCGGTTTTTGCTTTCTTGGCTTTAGATACGAAACCGTATTTTTCTAGTACAGTTCCTTTGGTTCCGCTAATATTTCCTGTGCTATCTACTACTACAACGTGCATTTCATCACGAGTACCACCGGCGTTTGAAACGCTTGTTGATGTTCCTGGTGCTATACCAAAAACCGAAGCAAACTCCCAAGTAGCAGTAAGAGTTCCTGCAACAATAGCAGTATCCAGCGCCTTGTCTATGGTTATTGTAGTTGCTGTAGTAGAAACAACAACTCTTTGTTGTCCCGATAGAGCATGTTTAATGATAGAACCCGCAACAAGTCTCTTATCTGGATTCTCAGTGTCACCACCAGTAACTGCTGTGATAGTAGTTGAACCAGCCGAGCCGCTATAAGTACCAACCAAAGTCGAAGAAAATGCTTCTGCGCTTGGGCATATGGATACTTTTATGCTATTACCCAAAGTTCCTGGATGTCTTGCAGCCCAAGTTCCTTTAGAGTTAGTTCCATCAGCGAAGTTTGCATCATAGTCATCATCGTTTTTGATTAGCGCACCGCCACCCGATGTGGTTGAGTTTTTTGCTGTGGCTTCGTCTGCAACACGAACTAAACGTAACTTGTTTCCATAAGCTAGAAAGTTAGCTGCGGTAAAGAAAGAAGTTGCTGTGTCATTTGTAGGTTTACCAAACCTTTTTACCAAAAGATTTTCATCTCCGATTAATGTTATTTGGTTTAGAGGTCCCCAGGAAAATGTCCCAACGAAAGCTCCGTCTGTAGTAGATACTGCTGGAACAATAGTTGTAAGATCCTTTTCGGTTACCACTACTCCAGGTGATACTTGAAATCCCATGTTTATCTCCTTGATTAAATGCGAATTACCATTATATTTTGGCTATTAATCTTTGCTTTTGTATTTATTAAAAATCTTTCTTCTAAAGCTAGTATTAGTATATCATCATTTTTTCCAATAAAATCCATTCGGATCATAATATCCCTCAGACTCAGCTCGTATTTCTTCCCAAACATTACCTTCACTGTCGGTAAATCTTTCAGCCGAATCCATACCATCATCTATTATACCAAAAGGAAGTATTTCTTCCTGCATACTTTCTATTTTTTCTTCCACTAATTTTTGTCTTACATTAGTGTCGGTTATTTCTTTAAATGGTTGCTGAGTAGATAGCCAAGAAAATAAAACTAAACTCATTACCAAATCATCATTACAGCCGGCTTCTGCTGAATATGACCCATAAGAGGCTACAAACGAAGTCAATTCTGATATAACATCAAAATCTTGAATTAATACTTTGTCTGATTCCAACATTCCTTTTAAGTTTGCACAGCCGATGCTTTTTATTTGACTTGTCATTTTTACACCTAGCTTTGAATTCTTTTTAAAGCCAGCCGAAATTCTCTGTCCACCTCGACCCATATTGGTAGTGGAAAAAATATTTTCATATTCCAAATCCTTATGTAGTAATTCTACAACTTGCATGCCAATACTATTGGTTTCAGCCAAAACATAGGCTGTATTATAAGCATTTGCAACATTGTATATTACGGTAGGATATAGCATAGGTGTAATTTTATTATTTCGATATTTGGCTACCAGTTTATATGGGGTAGTTGTGCAATCGATTACAGTAAATGCTGAATAGTCTAAATTTTGTCCTTCGGCTGTATCAACAGCAACAACGTATATGTGCCCAGGTTTTGGTTCTTCATATACATCTAAATCATTTAATTTTCTGCTAGGAGATACCCACGCCAATGTGGACAATTTAGATGTTGATATCAGTGTATTAGATGATCCTAAAAAAGAGCATCCAAACTCTTGATCAAACTTTTCTTGACCTAGCTGCTTTACTTGGTCTTCAGCCCAATCGGCATCTCTACCTGGAACCACAGACCAATGTGCTTCTATTGGAATATATAAGTTTCGTTTTTGAACTGCATCGGTCCAATATTTGTAAAATAGATTCATTCCGTTTGGTGTGGATACCATAATAACTTTGGTAGTTTTACCGGAAGAAATCGTTGGATATACAGAAGTGATAAACTCCTCGGCAATATTTTTTGGAACGAAAGCAAACTCGTCCAAAAATATTACATTATAGGTATTGCCTCGGGCTGACGATGATGCGGTTGCAGCGGCAATAACTTTAGATCCATTTTCCAATTCAATAGACCCTTTATTCCAAGAAACTATGCCTTGCTGCATCCACATAGGAATATATTCGTATGCCAATTGAAGTTTAGCTAAGATATCTCTTGAAGTGCTGGCTTTATTGGCTAATATTGCTATATTTTGCATAGGACCAAATAAGATGGTCCAAAGAATGTATGCTATAGTTACAGTTGATTTTCCAACCTGACGAGGTAATTTAGCTATGGTAAATCTGTTATCTATGTATGATTTTAATAAAGTTTTTTGAAATTCATAAAGATCAAAAGGAACCAATCCTCTATCTACATGAACAATTTTCATATACTTTTGAATAAAATATATGGGATCCCTCATGCATTTTATTCTTTCTTCTATTTGCTCTTTGGAAAATACAAAGGATACACCAGAAGATTTTAAGTTGGGATTTCCTTTATATATTCTAATTCCATCTGGAGTTATTTGTTGGAAATTATCACTCATCTAAATCACTCTTCTTTGTCATTCTGGAAATAATTTCATCTAGCTGCGCTGTATTTCCTACAAACAAATTATTATTAACTACCTCTGGAGAATTTTTAGTGGAATCTCCAATTATTTTATTCTTATCTTTGTGTATGGTCATTAAATCTTTTTGTGCGCTGGCTATGGTATTTACCAAAAGAGCAACAACTTCATATGCTCGGGGGTGTTGACTTTGATCTGCAATCTGAACCAAATTATTAAGTGCGTCTATGGATCGTTCAGTTATGGTATAGATGTTTGTTCTTATGTAGTTATAATCGGTTTTTAAATCATCGTCACCAGATGGGGCTGCACAAATTTGCCGGTCTTCAAATTTCACTGGTGCTAATTGAGTATCTTGATTTTTAAATTCTCCGCTAGATATTTTTGGATCTAAGGTCTTGTCGATCTCATCCGAAGTTTCATTTGCCAAATTTTGTATTATTTTTAACTCATCTTCGGTCGCAACAAATGAATTTTCACTAACATCATATTTTTTTACCAAATCTTTTTCACTCATACATATATCTCAAAATTATTTTACTGTGTAATTATATATTTTTTCCTTGGATGATATTATACTGGTTCTAATTCTATGAGTTACAGTAACATCCAATCCAGTTTCAGGATCTCGCACTTTATCATCGGAAAATGCCTGTGTGGTCTCCGTATAACCAAATTCATCTTCAAATGTAGAGTCTGATGGAATAACTTCTGCTATGGATCTTATGCTTCTGGGAATTGTTTGTCTACGCATAGAATCATCCAAACTTAGTGTTGATGCTGCATAGGTATCCACTATTGCTTTAGTAATCAATTCTTTATCTACTATTGGACCATAGAACATAGCCTTAACATCGAACGATAAGGTCCAAATTATATCTCTTCTGGTTTTCCAATCATCTTCATAGTTGTCTTGCAAATTAACGCTGGTTAAGGTGATAGGAATATCATCTACATACTCCATTTCGGGAATACTATTGATTGATATAGTAAATGCAGGAGTGAACCAAGGCAATATTTGCTCAACAATTTGGTTTGCATCATCGATATATTTTGATAATATGGATAATTCCATGGTTATTCTGTATGGAACACCTTGATACTGATGATTAACTGTTTGCTGAATACCATCCTTGGCTGAAATTTGTCTTTTTATGGTATTTAATTTTCTTTGAGAATCATACTCCACACTTTTTATCTCAAAGCTCATTCTGGGTAATTTTATAGCGAAAGATTTGGTTAATTCCGGATCATCTATATTTCTTATCAAATATCTCTCAGCAGGACCATAGGAAAGAGGAACTTTAATTCTCTCTATTTCATTTGAATTTGCGCCTCGCTTTATAAGGTAAATATTAGCAAATATAGAACCAAAACTAGCTACAATTTTTCTTAGTGTGTGATGATAGAATGGTCTGCCAAACATTATTCATCCTCCGAAAATGGATTACTTTCGGTAAAATCTATTACCACAAAATCATTAAAGTCTTTATTCTTGGCTCCAAAATCATCTTGAATATTCAAAATATCAATATTTTCTGTAAGAGTTGCTTGAGCGTTAGATAGTGATCCTTTTAATACACCAGAAGTGATTTCAAAATTATTATATAAATCTTTTATTTTTATTTGAGTTGTGGTGATATATTCTATAAATCTTGCCCGAGAAACAGAACTCAATAAAGTTTCACCTTGGTAAATATATTCTCCTGGAGAAAATGTTCCAGTTAAACCTGCTATATCTAGCAGTAATGTCTGTGAGTCATCGGATATGTTTTCATCCAAATCTTTTATTCCGGTTGCTATGCTTTCATCTTGGAATGCAAACTGCTCACATTGTAAATCATATACATAAAATTCACCCAGATTGTAAAATATACTTTGTTCGTTTACAAATCTAATTTCAAATAGTGCGGTTGCGTTACTCATTGGTAAATAAATTAAATCACCTTCTCTGGGTCTGGATAATTCTAATCCAAAAGTTTTAAAAAAACTGGATCTGGAAATGCTAAGAGTTATTTGACTTTTTATATCCAATCCAAATTTTCTGAAAACACTACCATCACCTTCAAATCCATCTACGCTTTTTACATATACGTCTATGTAATGATAATCATTAAAATATGCTAATGGATCTTCTCTGAAAATTGGATCTATTTTTTCTTTTGTTCTGGGAATATAAACGGCGTCAACAGCATGTATTTTAACCGCTTCTTCCACCAACTCTTGAACAAGTTTTTGTTCTTGTTTTTGATTATATAAATTAAAATACTTATTTGATACCACAAAATTAACCTACTATAAAATCTGGAGGCAATTCAAACTCCTTTTTAACTCTTTCTCGCAAAACATCTAGTTCGGCTTTGGCTTCATCGTATATTTGCTGACCATTTAGTGTAACTCCACCAGGTAGGGTTATTCCAGAAAACTTTTTTAAATTTTGCCCCCATTGCATCTTCAATAAACTGCAAGAATACTCTCTAACAAATTCATCGGTATAAATTTCTTTATACATGCTAGGATTTAATGTAGACCAGGCTTCAAAAACAATCCACTGCCCCGGAGAAATATTTTTCATGTCGAAATATACTCTATCGGTTTTTCTGTTAAATCTTAGCCCTCTCTGACCACGAAACATAAAATCCCACATACTAATATATCTTTGATAGATATCATATGTTACTAAATCTGTGGAAGCCAAATTAAACATATTGTTTAGTGCAAACTGATATTGAAAATCAAACATTCCACCAAGATTTCCTCCTATAATAGAGGTTTGTTGAGGAATAATATTAGTAATGCTTAATACTTTCTTACCAACGTGAATGTATCCAGTATCTAGATTTCCTAAAGTTATAGCTATTGATGAATTTAATATTGTAAATGTATTGCTTGTTCCGACAATAGAAACTATTTCTCCTGGTATAAAATATTTTCCGTTTGTTGTCTTGTAGGTTATTACTGTGCCATCATCAGTTTTAGAATATATAAATCCTTCAGCTTTACTAGTTTGCCCATAAATTTTATTATTTTCATCTATTGGCAAAAGATATGGCGACTGTAAAGTCATGGTAGACGCTGATATTTGATGATGCAAATATACTCTCTCAACGCCATCAAAATGGTAATCTCTAAAATACCTCAGAGCCTCATCAATTCTATCTTCTATTTGATCGTCGTCTAAATTTATATCTATAACCGGAGCACCAAGTTTTCTCAAGCACCAATGTATTAGTTCTCTTCTGCCGCCAGTTGTGGAATATGTTGAGTAGTCGTCGGCATCATCTGGTCCGGCAACCTCAATCATATAATTTGCAATTACTGTATCGGTAATTAAAACATCATAATTAAATTTGATTAGGTTGTCTTCCATAACGTAGTCGCTGGTTGAACTTACGTTTTGAAGAAGACCATTTACAAATATTGATTGTGTGTTAAGTATAGGATAATTTGCTAGAGAATAAGTTCTAGGTGATATTCTTACTGGATTTTCATTGATAATATACGATTGTTGTGGCATATCAACCCATAGAGATTTTAGTGTGTTTTATGTGCAATACTATTTATATTCTGTTAAATAAGAATGATTTCAATGAATCGCAAGATTATGACGACACGGCAACCGCCAAGTTTGCAGCATCAACCGCCTTTTGAGCAGTTTCTTCTTTTGCTGGATCTGCTGGTAAATTGTCGGTTTTTGCTTTTATTGCGGCAATATTTGCATTGT